GCTGGAACGACCTAAACTGCGTCCAACGCGAGGCCCTGGATATGATCGCAATGAAGATCTCCCGGATACTCTCAGGCGATCCCAACTTCACTGACCATTGGCATGATATCGCTGGCTACGCCACCCTTGCAGAGAAGCAGCGGCCAAGGGCGGAGGTCCTTGCCGTCCGGACGGTAGAGAAGGCCCTCGGCGCGGCGAAGGACCTGTGAGGCCCATCCTCATCCTGGGTGAGGCCCGTGGAGCCGAGGAAGACCGGATCAACTCGTCCTTCGTCGGGCCAAGCGGGGTAGAGCTTCTCCGCCAACTCCACGAATCCGGCATCATCCGGCTTACCTCGTTCGATCGGGACTACATTGGTCGGTATTACACCCAATCCGACCCCAAGATGATCGACGCAGTTTGGGCCCTGCACCCTGAGGTCTACCGAACCAATGTGTTCCAGTTCCATCCACCAGGCAACGACCTCGCGGTGCTCTGTGGACCCAAAGCTAGCGCGCTGCCTGGCTACCCGGCTTTGGTTGGTAGTAAATTTGTTGCACGAAAGTTCGAACCTGAACTAGATAGGCTTCGTGATGAGATATCTAACATTGATCCCAATCTTATTCTTTGCCTTGGGAATACTGCGCTATGGGCTCTATCTGGCAAGACTGGAATCGCCAAGATCCGAGGCACGACGCTCCACTCTACTCATTGCATTAGCGACTACAAACTTCTGCCTACTTATCACCCTTCTGCTATCCTACATAACTGGCCTCTGAGACCCACCGCAATCGCTGACCTGATGAAGGCCGAACGCGAGTCCCACTTCCCCGAGATAAGGAGACCCAAACGTGAGATCTGGATCGAGCCGTCGCTTGAAGACATCGAGGCGTTTACCCAAAGCCACATACTTAGTTGTCGACTCCTTTCTGTCGACATTGAGACAAGCGGACAGAGAGTTACTTGTATCGGTTTCGCTCCATCACCATCAATTGCTCTGGTCGTTCCTTTCGATGACGACCGAGCAAAGAACGGAAGTTATTGGCCGACTCCAGCGGCTGAACGAGAATGCTGGGACGCTCTTGGCGCGGTTCTCAGTGATGCAAGCATACCCAAGCTTTTCCACAATGGACTCTATGATGTCGCCTTCCTCTACCGATCGGTCGGGGTCAGAGTGAGAGGGGCTACCGAGGACTCCATGCTCCTGAGCCATGCCCTCCAACCCGAGAGCCTCAAAGGCCTCGGCTACCTTGGCTCTATCTTCTCCGACGAGGGCAGCTGGAAGGGAATACGCAAGACCGCTGGGACCATCAAGAGGGATGCATGAAGATCATCCGGACCGATGAGGCCGACCCTAAGTCATATACCGAGTGGGAGCGAGACCAAGTCTACAACGGCCTCGATGTCTGCGTCACCCACGATGTCTTTGCGGCGCTACACCCTCAGCTCGACGACCACACCCGCGCCACCTATGCCTTCTCACGCGCGCTTCAGGGCCCGGTCTTGGAGATGCGGCTTCGCGGGGTGCTGATCGACCAAACCAGAAAGGCGGAGGTCATAGATGAATACTTTGAGAAGATGGAAACTCTGGAGTCGCAGCTTACCAAGATTGTCTTTGACGGGGTTGGACTCCCTACCTTTAACTGGCGGTCGCATGCGGATCTTCGACGTCTATTTTACGATGAGCTTGGTATACCACCGATCCGAAAAGGTGGACGGCCTACGACGGATAGGGCTGCGCGTGAGCGCTTGGAGGCCTACCCCATCGCCATCCAAATCGTCCGCCACATCAATGCCCTCACCGAACTCGGCGACAAAATCTCGGTCCTTAAAACGGAGGTAGACCCTGATGGAAGAATTAGAACAAGCTATAACATTGCTGGAACATCTACGGGAAGGTTCTCTTCCAGCCTTAGCGAGTTCGGGACTGGAGGGAACCTCCAAAATGTGGAAGAGTCACTACGGTCAATCTTCATTGCTGACCCAGGCTATAAGTTTGCTAAATTCGATGCGAAGTCAGGCGAGAGCTTCTGCGTCGGGGCCATTGAGTGGAACCGCTTCGGCGATAGCCGATACCTCGATGCCTGTGAATCTGGCGACCCCCACACGGCAGTTGCTCGAATTGTCTGGCCTACAGCGATCCCTTGGACCGGTGACCTCAAACGAGATAAAGGTCTCGCTGAGCGACCATTCTATCGACATCACTCATATCGTTTCATGTGCAAGAAACTCGGCCACGGCTCCAACTACGGCGGCAAGCCCACCACCCTCGCCGAGCAAACCAAGCTCCCCATCGGAGTCGTCGCAGAGTTCCAGCCTAAATACTTCCTGGCATTTCCAAGTCACCAGCGATGGCAGGATTGGGTTGATAGGCAACTTCGAAGTGCTGGATACCTTATTAGCCTTACTGGACGCAAGAGGTGGTTCTTTGGTCGACGAAACGATCCCGCGACACTCAGGGAAGCGATTGCGTATGATCCTCAGTGCAGTCTAGCTGATATTGTGAACCAAGCCATGCTCAAACTCTGGCGACAGGGCCATACCATCGTCTTCCAGGACCATGATGCGCTGACCTTTTCCTATCCCGAGGAGGACGAAGACACCCTCATCCCCATCCTCCAGCGCGAACTGATCGTTCCAATACCACTCGCCAACGGGCGAGTCCTTCGTATTCCCTATGATACGGAGACCGGTTGGAACAAAGGCCACTTCAGTGAAGGAAACCCCGATGGGCTCCGCCCCTATCAAGGACACGACGAACGGACAAGGTCGCCGCAGGTTAGTCTCCTGGACAGAATCGTTCATAAAGCAAACCGAAAGCCTACATTCGCCTGAGATCTTCCGCCGATGGGTCGCTATCTCCACCATCGCAGCGGCCCTAGAGCAAAAGGTCTGGACCATGACGGCCCGGCCGCTATACCCGAACCTGTTCGTGTTCGTGATCGCGCATCCTGGGGTGGGGAAGTCGCGGACCATAGCCGAAGGAAGGAACCTCTATGCTAAGCTGCCCGAGCATCATCTGGCTCCTATTAGTCTCACCTTTGCCTCTCTCGTCGACTTCCTCGTCAAATCCAAGCGCACCCTCATACGTATGCCTGATGACCCCTTGGAATACCACTCGGCCTTCGTCTGTGCCCATGAACTCGGGGCCTTTATACACAAATACGACAATGAAATGGTGGATGGGTTATCCACCTTCTACGACATCGAACCCTACGCCCAGAACCGCCGAACCTCCGACATCAAGATAAAGATGGCATACCCGCAGGTGAACCTGCTCGGCGGGTCCACCCCACAGAACCTCACCGCCTTCATGCCAGAGAAAGCCTGGGGGCAGGGGTTTACCTCAAGGATGATAATGGTGTTCTCAGATGAGCGGATCGTCGGTGATGACTTCGCGCCGGGGGTTGAGATCAAGACAGGAGAGCTAGAGCATGACCTTAACATTATCAATGGACTATGTGGTCAGTTTCACGTCACGCCGGAGTATCGAACCGCAGTCAATAACTGGAAGGAGCTTGGTTGTGACCCAGTTCCGTCGCATCCCAAACTTATACACTACGCTACCAGACGGGTCACACACTTATACAAGCTCTCAATGGTCGCTTCCGTAGATAGAGATAACGGTCTTGCGCTAACCGTCGCTGACTTCAACCGCGCAATGGGATGGCTACTAGAAGCCGAGCGTGAGATGCCTGAGGTCTTCAAAGCCGGAACCACCAACGCCGACGGGCAGGCGATGGATGAGATCGCGCACTACGTCATGATCAACGACCGAGGGACCGGGGTTAGTGAGCAACGAATCGTCCACTTCGCCCGCGAGCGAGTCCCGATCCACTCCATCCTCCGGATCATCGAGATCATGGAGCGGTCGGGGCAGATTGCTTGCGTCAATGTAGACAAGCGCACCGCCGTTCGCTACTTCCGCTCCCTCAAGGCGAAGGTTTCTTCTGAGATTCATCCTGGGCCAGTCGCGCGGCAGTAGCCTCCGCCATCCCAGCGGCGTGAGAGGCTTTCTCAGTTTCTAGAAGCAACTGCGAGAGGCGGCTATTCAGAGACACATGCACGTCCTGAATAGCCCGAGCACTGTGTAGGAAGCCAATGACGGCCAATACAAGCGTGATCACCTGTGTGACGATAATGACAATGGCCCCTTCGCTCATCTTAGCCTCCTCGGAAGAAGTTGGGATGGGGCAGACCCCCTCCACCTGCCAGGGTCGAGAGAAGATAGATCAGGCAGAGGATAAAGAACACTATCCACACCGCTTGATTGAACTTAGCAGGGATATCCCAGAACAATCCTATTCCATATAGGATGAGCCAAAGGACTCCCCCCAGGACGATGACTCCAATGGCGAACCACAAGAGTCCGATTGCTAGCGAGATCATCAGTTCCATCCTTGTTGGTTAGAGTTCTGGCATGCGGCGAGGACGAGCGCCAGCAGCCACCACCATCTAGTCATTGACGAACTCCACAAGCCAGGCCTTCACAGCGTCATGGTCAGCCTGAGTCAGCGGATAGTTCGTGTCGCTGTTGAACATCCAGGCGTGGGTGATGTTCACGTCCACCGACGTTGGTTGGCCATCAGGCGATAGCGTTATGGTCAGGTTCGGATAGACCCCAACAACCGACGATGTGACGTTGGCCTTTGCTGTGTCGCCAACAACCGAGACAGTGTCGAGGCTATACTCCTCGTGTGTCGGCGCTGTGCCCTGGGCTGGGACGCCATCGGGCCAAGTATCGACTGAGACCCAGGCTGTGGTCGGCCCAGTCTTCTCAAGAGCGATCTTGTAGTTTCCACGCCCGGGGATCGAGGGAGAGATGGTGATCATGGTGATTCCTCAGTTGAAGTGAACAGTGACGCCACCAACCACGATCGGTCGGGGAGTCCATTTGGTCTTCGCAGGCAGCGAAGCGCCAGCGGCATGGGCCTGGATCATCGCAGCCACTGCCACAGGCGGGGCCTGACCTGATGCTGCAACCGCCGAGCAGATAGCGTTGGCAATAACCCCAGCGCCAACCAGCGACCCAGCTGAGATCAGGTTCGCGATATCGATCGCCTGGGGGACCACTGCGCAGACGTCCTTAGCGATCACCTGAACGTTTTGGATCTCCTGTGAGAGAGCCGCTGAGTTCGGAAGGGAGGCACAGGCGGTCAGGGAGGAGAGGAGTAGGATAGCGAGCTTCTTCATCTTATGTTCCTTTCGGGGCTTCGGGGCCCTTTAGTGGAGTGGTGGCTGTGGGTGTAGGGGAGGAGCTAGCAACGACCTTGACGCCATTGTCGCCAGCATTGACGGCGGTGATCATTGCCTTCTGAGATAGGGCCCAGGTCTTATACCAGGCCAAGCCAGCAGTGATGGCACCGGAAGCCACAATCACAAATACATCGGCTACATTCTTCTCATCAGCCGTTCCAACAATCCCATGTCCTGCCGCCCATGCAGCGACAGAAGTGGAGATCATCATCAAGATGCTGGTGAGTATGCTGTTATACTTCGGATCCATTTCATCCTCTTAGGTTAAGAACTGGTGTAACTCATCGATACGCCTACCAAGTAACTCAGGTGGGAACCTCCACATTAGGAAGGCAGCGGCTGCGCCTTCGATGTCCCCAGTGTTGATCTTGTGGACGACAGTCGAGCCGGTGAAGCCACGGGCCCCGATGTTGAAGGCAAGGGATACGCAGGCGTCGAATTGGTTCTGTGTGATGGGGACCTTGATAGCTTCGTTCACCGCTAGCTCGAACGGCTTCAGATCCGCTGCGAACAGGGCCATGACCTGATCATCTGTGAGGGTCACCCCAGGGCCAGCGGGCGGACCTAGGTGGCCGATCCCAACAGTCCAGAACCCACGGGTGTCCTTGTAGGACTGGAGCCTTTTCCCCTCCCGCAGCTCCAGCCGATCAATCCCGGCTTGGCTGATGTTCATTGGGATCTCCCTTGCATGTAGTCATCCCAAGTCCGTGAATGTTTCTTGAGCGTGCCATCTCGTATGC